TGACAACCTTAAGTCGAGAGTTCTATTACGTATAGCTCCATTAGTCTTCCACTTTTTGGTTGACCGTCACCCTATATTATGGAGGATTCAGATGCATTCCCTATACAACTCCGGTTTGATTGGACAAATTTATGCTGTTTACTTGTTGGCTACCAAGGCTGATTTGCCTGAACATTTGGATTGTATCCGAAAGGTTCAGCTTATCTCCGTAGTGGTTCATGAGTTGATGGTAGGAATTGCCAAGATGAGCGGAGCGACCACCGCAGTCAACGTATTGACTTCGGGTTACGGGATGTTAGTTCCCCATCATCGTAGGGCTCGTGTTACTCAATGCGAATATGAAGAGTTTAGGGAGAATTTTTATATAGTTCCTTGGGAGTCTAGGAAACCGTGGGTCATTAACCAAGGTGTGACGGATTTCCCCCCGGAGCTAGCGTTTTCCCCAGCTCAGAGATTCAGCTATTACGAGAAGAAAGAGCAGAACGATAACTTCACTATGAAAGTTATCAGAAATTCCCCTGGTTCATACCCTAGTCATGCTGGTTGTTACAATTTAGTTCCAACTAACGTGCATGGTTATGTTCCTTGTAAGTCCGAGGAAAATCTGATAGCGGTCTTTGAAGCCCGTCTCAATGCAGCCCCCCCTCTCGATGCTAAGGTTCAATTCAAAAATTGGCAACCCTTGTTCCATTATGCTAATCAAGTGCCACAAATGATGCCGTACGTCCAAGAAGATTGTACTGAGCCGTGGTTACAACATATGGAAGTTGCGAAAAGGCGAAAATATCAGGCTTGTCTGAAACAATTAGATGAAGACACCTGCCTTCCTTTACAGAAGGGTTTACAAACCAGCAAAGTCATTGTGAAAAGTGACGAATGGTTAGTGAAGGAAGAAAAAGATGGGCTCCTCATGAAGCCCCGAGGAGTGATTAATGTGAGTCCGTTAGTGCAAGCAGTTATCGGTCCGCAGATTTATGCCGCAACCAATCGAATGAAGAAGTTGTGGAATCCTGCAGACCCGTTTGTACACGGTCAATGTTCGTTTTCCTATGCTGCTGGTGTCACTGATGCTGTGTTGAATTTGTGGGTTATTTATACTCACTACAACACTCATCTATGGCACATAATAGTAGCAGGAGACGACTTACTCATTGTTAACCACGACAAGGGTATTTTCATGGAAGGAGATGCAAGTATGTTTGATCAGTCCCAAGCGACAGGTCCCATACTCTTTGAGCACCTTATTTTGGCTAGGCTCGGTGTGGATCGCGAGGTTCTACTGGCTAGCATTAAAGTGTGTTCCAGCAATTTTGTGGGATATTCTCACGCCGGAG